TTGGATAAAGAAACTTTATATAAAATAGTACATGGGCAACATAACAACCCTGTAGAAGCACTGGCAGAGTTATATTTTAAAGGAAAAGTAACTTCAGAAGATATATCTATAAGATTAACGCTACCTCCAGCATTAAGGGTTGATGCTTGGAGGTATATAGCACAAAATGAAATGATAACAGCACAGGAAGCTTGCGAGTTATGGGGGTTAAGTGATTCCACGTTAAGAAAAGTATTTTTCAACATAGAAAATGGAAAAAGTAATAAATTTAAAGAAAATGAGTATAGAAAAAGTGGTAAAGTATGGCTAATTAGTCGAAGTGCTATGTATAGAGAGTATGGTGAGCCTAGGATTTAAAAAGTAGGATAAAAACTGAGGATAATAGCCACTAAGCAAGGATTAGCTTTAAGATTAAATAAGAAGGTGATAACGTGATAACTGTTAGAAAAATAAAGCTTACAATTATGGGCGATGAAGAAACTAGAAATAGACAATATAAATGGATTAAAGATGAGCAATACAATCAATATAAAGCTTTAAACATAGGTATGAGTTATTTAGCGACTCATTTATTTTTGAAAATGAGTGAGTCAGGTTTGGAGCAAAAAACTGAAAAAAATATTAAAACTATCGAAAAGCAAATAAGTAAAATAGAGAATAATATTACAAAGGAAGAATCTAAGAAAAAAGTTAATGAAGAAAAATTAAATAATTTAATTAACGAGTTAGATACCTTAAATGCAAGCTTATCAAAATTAAAGGAAGAACTAGAGGAGATCTCAAATAACAGAAGTAATGTTGACGATACATTTAAAAGAATGTATGTAGATGATTTATATAATGCATTATCAAAAGTGCCTTTTCAACACAGTGACATGAAATCTCTAGTTAGTAGAAAAGTTAAGTTAGACTTTAATACAGATATGAAAGATTTAATGTCTGGAAATAGAAGCGTTAGAAACTACAAAAGGAACCATCCCTTACTAGTTCGTGGGAGAGACTTAAGATTTAGATATGATGGGAGCAATATAAAAATCAAATGGATACAAGGCATAGAATTTAAAGCAATATTAGGTAAAATATCTAAAACCATTGAACTTAGGCATATTTTAAATAAAGTTATAGATGGAGAATATAAAGTATGTGATAGTAGTTTAGAATTTAATAAAAATAATCATTTAATACTTAATTTGGCAATAGATTTTCCCTATACTAATAAGATAGAATTCATAGAAGGAAGAGTAGTTGGAGTTGATTTGGGAATAGCAGTTCCCGCTTATGTAGCTCTTAATGACATTGCATATGTGAAAAAAAGCATAGGAGATATTGATGATTTTTTAAGAGTCAAAACTCAGATGAAAAAAAGAAGAAACCTGCAAATAAACTTGACAAGTGTTAAGGGTGGTAAAGGTAGAAGTAAAAAATTAAAAGCATTAGATAGACTATCGGAGAAGGAATCGAATTTTGTTAGAACTTATAACCATTTTCTTAGTAAATCTATTGTAAAGTTTGCAATAGATAATAAGGCTGGTCAAATAAACTTAGAATTACTAAGTGAAAATGCCTTAAGCGATAAAATTATTAAGAATTGGAGTTATTATCAATTGCAACAATTTATAAAATATAAAGCAGAAAGATATGGTATAAAAGTTAAGTATGTAGATCCTTATCGTACATCTCAAACATGTAGTGTCTGTGGTCATTACGAAGAAGGGCAAAGAAGTAAACAAGACATATTTACATGTAAAAATGAAAAATGCAAAATGTTTGAGAAAGAAGTTAATGCAGATTATAATGCTGCTAGAAATATAGCTATAAGTACAAAATATATAGATGATATTAAAGAAAGTGAATACTATTACAAAAAAAGTTTTTAAGAGTATGATTGATTTTTACTATCTAATAAGTTAAAATATTAATGGTGCATGTGAAAAGTAGTAGATAAATACTAAAGGCGATTCAACGTCTTAAGGCTGAGAGTATTGACTACTCGGCAAGGGTTAATTCCAAGCATTGTGTTACCGCTTGGACATCTTAGTGAATTAAATTTGTTGATGTCTTAATATTTTTATATATTGGAAAATAGACACTCTAAGTACAAGTTTAGTATCTACTAACTAATACTAGCTAAGGTGTGAATTGGATCGCAGGAGAAGATGATTTACTAATGTTTCAAGTTTTGGTATCTATTGAACGATACTCGATAATACATAAAAAACAACTACATCACATAATTAACATAAAGACCAAAATTAATTTGGTCTTTTTTATTTTCTTACACAAAACCGACCTCATATTTTGAGTTTTAAGGGCGTTGTTTTTTGCTCTTAATACAATAAGTATACTAAGTAATATCAATTCATGGAGTATCAAGGATCGATTATTTACTCCTTTTTTTTATTTAGCAAACACATTGATTAAAATACAGGAATATTTTAATATATACCGAATTATGAAGATAACGAAAAATAAGGGAGAATGAATTTAATGAAACAAAAGAAATTATTTCGCTTGATGGAGTGGATAGGTTTTATTATTTGTCTTTCTAGCATTTTTGTGGATGTTCGAGAACCTGGTAGTGTTAGTGGAATATTTATTTTTGTAGGTGCAGCAATTACTTTCCTATTCTTTATTTTAAGAAAGATTATAGAAAAAAAAGAATATATCCTAAATTGCAAAAAATGAAATAGAAAATTGAATAAATAAAATTAAGTTACCACACTTTTGTAGTAGCTTAATTATTGAATTTCAAAGAAATTAAAAGTATATCACTGATAACATCGTGGAACACATTCTTCAGTTCCTATGTCATTTAAAGTTGCCTTAGCCTGGGCCGTAGTAACAAGTTTCTAATAAAAATATAATTACTTCTAATTAGCATAAAATAGCTATGTACAGTAATTTTTAAAAATAACTTCAATATTATTTCTATCCTTAACTATAACTTCTTTGATTAATAGTTTAATTATTTGTCTTTTTTCTTCAAATGTGGCATTTTCCCAAATAGTTTCAAAATCATTTAAGTATTTTATCATATCCTTGAAATCTATATCGTCATTTACTGATATTTCTTTTTTAAGATGTTCTATAGTTTTTAAAAGCTGGTTTTTGTCATTATATAAATTTTCTATTCGTTTTGATATTTCTTGTGCAGGGATATTACCAAACTGATATAATTCCATCATTTTATCTATTTGTTTATCAACTTCTTTTACTTTTTTATCAAGTATACTTGTATCTATAGTATTAGTATTTATTTTTTTACGTTCATAGTATTTTTCTTTAAGTTTTTCTTTTTCAAATTGTTTCTTTCTTATTTGATCTACAACATAGTTATCTACTATAGCAATAGGAATATTTCTACCAGGACAGTCAGGGTCTTTTATCATGTATGCAGGAGTTCCAGCTACAGAGTAACATAGATAATAGTAGACTTTTGGACTGCCTTTTCTTTGACTTACCCATGAACCCCTCATCCTTGCATTACAATGTCCACATCGTATAAGAGAAGTCAATAAATATTTAGAAGTGACTACATAGTCTTTACCACGTTTATGAATTAGATCTTGTGTTTTATCAAAAAGTTCTTCAGGTATTATAGGTTCATGTAACCCAGGATAAGCGTTTCCTTTATATTCTATAAACCCTTTATAAACAGGATTTTTCAATATTCTTCTTATAGCATTAACTTGCCACTCTACGCCATTTCTTTTCTTATATCCCATTTTATTTAGCGTAGTAGCAATTCTGTGATATCCATATCCTTTTTCAGTATATAGTTCAAATATTTTTTTTACATGGATAGATTCATATTCATCTATAACTAATTCTTCTGTTTCTTCTATATAATTATATCCATGTGGAACATTAGCTCCACCACGATAAAGTCCTTCCTTAGCTCTTTTTTCTTTTCCTAGGCGAGCTCTTTCTTTGATGGTTTCTCTTTCAAGTTGTGCAAAAACAGATAGTATGCCTATCATAGCCTTTCCAAATGGGGTAGTGGTATCAAAACTTTCACTTAAAGATACAAAGTCTACATTATTTTTCAAGAATTCTTCTTCTATAAGATATAGAGTATCTTTTTGACTTCTAGAAAGTCTATCAAGCTTATATACAAGAACAATATCAATATCTTTCAATTGTGACAATAGTTTTTGAATAGCAGGGCGATCTAAATTAGCACCTGAAAAACCACCATCAATAAAGATATCGTAAATATTCCAACTTTTAGCTTTGCAATAACTTATCAGTTTATCCTTCTGAGCATCTATAGAAAAGTTTTCAACTTGTTCTTGGGAAGAAACACGGATGTATATAGCGACTTTTTTCAAGTAAACCACCTCAATTTTTGTAGTTCTTTATATATGTATTAGCAAGTAAATTCAATAATTACAAAACATATGTTCGATAAATGATTAAAATAAAAGTTACTAAATAGTCTTTAAGTACTAATTTTAGTAACTTTTAAGTTATAACTCAATGTCTGATTAATTCATATCTGGAATATTATTCATTATATATATTATATCAGTGTAAGTATCTATTTCAAGAACAAATGTTCTTTAAAAAAGATTTTTTTCGCTACATGTTGTTTTTTCAATTATAAAGGAATATAGCTTAAAAAGATACATGAGTGAATGAATAAATATACTTGATAAAAATAAATAATATATCTTATCGTTAATAATTGATTCAAAAAGGTCATTTGATGAAATAAATAGTATATTTATTTCTAAAAACATTAGAAAATAATTAAAAGTGGATGTAGTTAATAATAAAGTTTTGTTCTTTATGTTGTAATAATTAGGAAATGCTTCACTAAGACAAATATGTCTGCAGAAACAAAAGCTTTCAACAATCAAAAGAACTACAAAAAATGTACATAATATAAAATGAGAGAATATGACGAACTTATTAAGTGAAAGAAAAGCTTCCTTTAGTTTAAATAACGGAATATCAGGTATTATACTTATGATTAGATCCATTATAATATTAAAGTCTTTTTTAGATAAAAATTTAAATATAATTAGAACTAAACCAAATAATAATATCGCGGCTTGTCTCTTAGGAACTATAACAAAAGATAATATATCTTTAATAGAAAGTTTTGGACTATTATTTTCCTTCTCTTTTACTTCCATAGCATATCCTCCAATTAATTATTCTTATATAAACATATAAATTTTATATATTTCATCTATACTTTAAGTAAGAGTAAGAATGTATTTACTTTGAATCTTTATATATATTAATTAAAAAAGATATATTTGTAGCAGCTAGATTTATTGCATATTTAGCGTAGTATTCTGGCACTATAATTTTTTCAGAACCCTGACCATGACCACCTCGTTTGTTTCTTAAAGTAGGAAGTCCAGATGACAAGGTTTTAAGTAATGTAGAAAAGTGTCTTTTAAGATATGTTGGTACAAAGCCATTATCAGATAAAATATTTAATAATGTATACACAGTGTCTTTATCTTTGTTATAATCATATCTTTTTAAATCACATAAGGTCTTAAGTGTACTTTCAAAAGCTTTATTAGCTGATGTGATTGAGTCTTTATAGTCACCATTAATAAAATGCTCATGAGCTTTGAAAAATTCATCTTCTACACCTTTAAAACTTTCGTCGTATATAAGTTTTAAACATGGCTTTATAATTTCTTCGTGTGTATATTGTGTGTCTTTTTTTATTAATTCACAATTTATAATCTCATATCCCAAGTTATTAGTTTTAAATCTTTTGTTTAAAGTATCTATAGGAAGTAAATGAAGTCCTTCCCAATTATATTTATAAAAAATTAGTTCAATATATTTAACTGAAAGATCAATTAAGTCTAAAACATCGAGGGTAGATGCAGACAAAATGTAGTTTTGGAAATTAGTAATGTCATCATAGTCTCCTAATGTTAAGATACCTTTTTCTTCACAAAACAATTTGTTCAATTTTTCAAAAAATATACTTTGTGAATAAAATTCATCGGAGAATTCATCGGAACAAATCTTACTTATTTTATCGAATAGATGAATTACTTGATTCCTGAACTTCTTAGGAATTGGTTCGTATTCATATAAATCATATACATTAGGATTTTCTAATCTTCTTAGCTTTTCAGAATAAAGTTCAAACAATAAAAAAGACCTCCTTTATAACTACAGCGATATTTTGTCTATAGGCTGAAAACCTTTTGTTTTTAAAAACTTCATATTATGTTCAAAGTTATTTATAGAATCAGAAGGATCTATTAGATCTAAATTTAAGCTATTTAATTTATCTTTATCAATTTTAACTGATAAAATGGTTGAAGATTCTTCATGACCTGTTTCTGTATTTAATATTTCATATTGAGTATTTATGATAACAGTTTCAAGAGGCAATAAAGCAAATAAATGCCTAGCTATACATATAACACAGCTACACACATGATCTTGAACCAAGCTATAATAATTAGTTTTAGTTAAATTTCTAACTGATAATTTACCTGTTTTAGTTAATGACTTTGATTGCTGTGGAACAACATCATCTATTATAATATTAAAATCAACTATCATAGTATATTCATCTATAGCGTAAAACTCAAAATAATCAATATAATCTAAAAGATTATATAAAGGGTTAACTTCATCTAGGACTGCAAGATAAGAATCTAAGTCCTTAGATAGAATTGAGCTAGATAATTTATTTAGATGTTCCCAAGAACTTAATAGTTCGTTATCTTTTTCTTTGGCAGATACAATATCCGACTTAAGCTCTTCTATTTTTCTTTTTTCAATAAATTTAAATATTTTAGCCAGAAGATTTGATTTGTATATTTCAAGCTTTTTTATAGCTTCTAATTCATTAGGTCCTTTTGTTCCTGGTTCAAATGGAATAGGTTTACTGTTTATAGATTTCCAATCCCAAAACTCAATATAATCTTTATGTATAGATGTTATAAGATTTATGTGTTCATTATATTCTTCAACTTCATACTCAGCTTCTAAGAGTACCATTTCTCTTTCTAGCTCTTTTAATTTATGTTCATTTTCTCTTAGTCTTTGTTTTTCTATATTGGAACGAGATTTACTAGAAGAAGATTGAGAGTAAGAAATACCAGTACCAGGAATACCTACAGTAGTAGTTTTTCTACCAGTTGAGCTTATAGTATATCTAGCTCCTTTTCCTCCAAGGCTTAAACTAGTACTTTTTTTACCTATATTGATCTTTACTCCAGGAGCAATTTTAAAACTTTTCCTAAATCTAAAACCCACAATATTTACACCTCACATTTGTACAAAATATTAGCTAAAGTAACAAATTTTTCCGTAGTACATATAAAAAATATTCTACATAGACAGAACGTAGAATTTCCTACTTAATATTAAATTTTAAATTTAATAATTCTTTATTTATATTTTCAGCTATAGCTATTTGTTCCAAAGTAAAACCTTCATAACTTTCTAATAAGTTATCATGTATCAAAAGCTCTGCTGCAAACTTATCAGCTTTTATTTCATGCTTACTTTTTACCACTAGAGGATTTTCAATAAAAAAGCTAATGTTAAGATCTGGTTCTAATATCGCATGTCCTAATTCATGTGAACAAATATATTTTCTTTTAATGTCATCAAGACGACTATTTATATGTAAAATTTCAGTTCCATCTTTAGTCTTTTGAAAGAAACCTAGAATCTGAGAACCAAGGTCATGAATAAGAACTTGAATACCTAAGAAGTTGCATATTTCAAAAGGGTTTCTGGTACCACTAAGTTCTATAAGACCGTCAACGATGTTTTTTATCATAGTACCACCTACTTTAAATTTAATAAATTATATAAATACACAATAAAGATATATACTTTAAAAGGGTACTTTAATTTTGTACCTAATATTACTTTTTGAAATATTTCTTCTTATGCTGAAAAAGAGAATAAATAAAAAATACTATTCTTTAAATTTACTCTCTTTAGTAAGCGTTATTATTCTAGTAGCATTATAAGCTTATTTTTTATAAGTTCCATCTTTGATATGATATTTTTTATTCGTTTTTTCACAATATTCAATGACTTTTTCAACTAAGTTATTATAAAAATCTTGATAATTTTTATATTCACTAACTTTTTTATTATAGTTTAATCTGCCAAAAATAATTTTATCTACAAAACATATAGCGTTTAAAATATCATCAAAGTTTTGTTCTAAGATATTAGGCGTTGGATAAGGCTCTATGCTAACCCAAGTATTAAAACCCTTATCATGAAGATATTTAAGACTATTAACTCTTTCTAGATATGGAGCTGAATTCATTTCATTTTTTTTTCTATAACTCTCATTAAGAGATATAAGTGTTATCCCATATGAGTTAATTTTATCCGTACAATCTAATTCTTTAGGCAGAATTCCTTTTGTTAGAGCCGTACAAGGTATGTCATTGGTATTTAGTAACTTTATAATCTCAATGCTACTATTGCATATCTCATCATATCCATACATAAAAGGATCAGTTGTAAAACATAAATGAACAGAATTTATTTTATCTTTATATTTAGGAATTTCTTTTTTGAGAAGTTCTATAGCATTAGATACTAGCTTAGGTTCCATCCATTCTTCTATACTTTTAGCTCTTCCGAAACGTCTTGCCATCATATAAGCATAACATGGATATAGACATCCGTGAGAGCAGCCTTGTATGTGATTTAATGTGTAATCCCCATATTCAACTTCTGTTTTATATAGTAATGTTTTTCTTTGTATATACTCCATTTTTTAGAAATCCTCCACTTTTTTTAAAAAATTATAAGACATATCTAAAGAAAAAAGAACTTATGTTCTTAATTACATCTTATAATATTTAGTATACTGATGCAATTTTTATTTTGTGTTTTTTTATATCGAAACTTCTAGACTTTCTACCAGATTTAGTATGCTCAGGATCTCTTTCTACTAAAATTAAATTATCTTTTTCTAATTCTGTTAATATTTTTTTATAATTGGATATTTTGTAGTTAATTTCAAATACTTTGATAAGCTTATAATATAATTCTTCTAAATCTATAAAATTAGGTTTATTTTGCTTTAGTATATCTATAATTTTATTTCTTGCCTTATTGTTTATATCTAAACATTCATTTCCACACTGGTTAGAGAATAATGACATTTGTCCTAAATTTTCTTTTTCAATCATATAATTCAGTTTTTGATTCATATTATCGCACATTAAAAATAAACCATCAATATGATTTGTGCCAAACACTAACCTATATTTTAACATGTTTTTTTGTTTTAATTTTATTTGTATACTTAAAGTATATTTAAAGATATTTTTTCTTTCTAGAGTTTTTAAATAATTATCAATAAAAAGCTCCTCTGCTTCTAGCATAGTAATTTTTTTATTATTATATTGATAAAGAATATCCTTCCAATATGTACCATTAGCTATATCACTAAGATAACACTCTTCAATACTGTTGTTTAATTCGTACATAGAGTCTACTTCCGATTCAAATTTAGAGTCATATTTATAGTTTAGAATTCTACAGCCTTCTCTTAAAAAACCAAATGTGTTAAAATTCATTAAAACTTCATATGAGTGACAATTACTTTTTTTAATTTTATTAAAAATGTCAAAATTTAAACTTTTTATTCCATAAGGATCAATATAGAAAAAAACATTTTTATTGTTGATACTTTTCAGAATTGAATCAAAACCATCTTCGAACGTACCATTGAAGCCATAACAAAATTTTTTGAAAGGCATTAGATTTTGTTCCAATGCGTTATAATAGTTTTTATTTTTTTCAATACATAATAGCTTTATGTCAGTACTAGATTTTTTGTTAAGATTAGAGTTAATTTGTTCAGCTATAATAAGTGGAGAACCAACTTCTCCAGAATCAAATTTTCCTTTGCCAGCAAAACAATCTATAATATAAACTGGTTTTCTTGTATTTATTATTTTCGATAAATAAGGAGTTAAATACCAATTTAGTATATTGTCTTTTACAATAGACCATTCTTTCTTTTCTTTAAAAAAGTTTTTAGTTCCCCCCAACTTTATCCCCCTTTTAAAGCTAATCTTTATTATTTTTTCTTATTTTCCATCTATCAAATAATTGAATAAACTCCCAAGTTAATTTACTACTTATTTTTTTCTTAGGAGTAATTTTATAATGTGACTAAATATTATTTCTTTTATTTTTCTTCTTACTAATTTCCTCAGCAGTTCTTAATCCCATTTGTATAGCATTAGCTAGTATGATTTTAGATTCATCAGTTAATAGCTCTCCTTTTAACATTAATCCAGGTTGAGATAGTATTATTTTCATAGCTTCCTCAACATCGTGAATTTCTGGATACTTTTCTTTAAGGGTTTGTTTTTGAATATTTCTTATATCAGTTCTACCAAGTAGATAGTCAAGAGGTACCTCAAAAAAATCAGCTAATAATATTAATGTTTCGTGGTCAGGTTCTTTTCTTTCTGTTTCATATCCAGCTATAGTTGAACGATTTTTAGAAATTTTTTGAGCTAATTCTTCTTGAGTAAGCTGATGTTCTTTTCTTAATTGTTTTAATCTTTTTGAAAAACTCACATTAATCACCTCATATGTAAATAATTCTATACTAAAATGTTTCTAAAATAAACTATTTGATATAAATATCCCTAAAAGAAACAAAAACATAAAATAGTTTAAAAAAGTAGTTGACAATGTTTCTGAAGGGGACTATAATGAAATTACAAAGTTTCCAAACGAAACAGAGAGGAGAGATAGTTTGAGATTAAATTTAAAAAAGGCAAGAGAAAAGAAAAAGTTAACTCAATCAGAGATTGCTAAAAAAATTGGAATAGCAAGAACTACTTATACTAATATAGAACGTGGTGATAAAAACCCATCTTTTTTAGTTGCTTTAAAAATAAAGGAGATATTAAATACAGAAAGTGATGATATATTTTTAAGCAGAAATGTCCCAAAAGGAAACTAATAAATGATTGAGTAAAGATATTCTAAGGGGGGAGAGAATGAATAAAAAAATATTATTCCTGAAGAACACTACAAAACAATAATAGGTGAAGTAGTGGCTAAAAGAAGTAAGATTAATAATACTGCACTTGAGATAGCAAAAGTTTTAGAAAAAAATCAACTTAATATTGAATAAGGTATGATTGCCTCAGATGAGGCTAAAGCAATCATAGAAGAAAATAGTTTGTGTAATATGATAAAACTTGAATCTCAAGAACAGCATAAAGAGCTTAAAACTGAAAATGGCAAAGACGAAGATCTTGAGGACCTTCAATACTTATTTAAAGGAATAAAAACATTTCCAGAAGACTAAAGAATTTTTTTTAAACCGCCATTATGGAGAGAAAAAAATAAATTATGTAATGACATTAGAATGTATTTAATTAACTTTAAATTATTTTTTTAACTATATAATGCTAAAATTCGGTAAAACTAGAAAATCGTCTATAAAAAGGGGGAAATAGTATGGATGCTGAAGAGGACATTTTATATGATACTCTTTACAACATAATAAAGAGAATAGTTACAAAAGAGAAAGAAGAAAACAAAGTGAGCTTAGAAGTTTCACAAGATGAAAAAGTATCATAGATGTGACAAAAAGGAAAGGGGTGTCTTAATAGACACCAAAAGAGATATGAATATAATTGATCTAATTTAAATGTGTGAGATAGAGATTAGAGATAACTATTAACTAGTTTAAGTATATCAATTTTAAAATTATAAGACTATAAATCTTTATTCAAAAGAATTCTAATAAAATGGAAATTTATAACTACACGAGGAGGTTTAAGTATGTGTTTTGCTACTTTGGTAAAGGAAGTAAGAGAGGATCTAGGACTATCTCAAGAAGATATAGCATTAAACATAGGAGTTTCACAACCAATGTATAGTAAATATGAAAACTGTAAAGCACCTATACCTGATGATATAGCTTTAGAAATAGCTAAAAAATTAAAAAGTCCAAGATTAATGGCTGAATACTTTTTTCAAAATAAAAGTGAATTTTTTAATGTGCCAGTGTTAAACAATGTGGATGATAATGCAATTGTAGTACTAGATAGCTTAATAGAAGAGTCAACAGAATTAATAAAATATTCTCAAGAACTAAAAAAGATTTTAAAAAACAAGAAAGATAGAACAGAATTAACTGTATTAGACTGGGAAACTGTAATGAAATGTGAGGAACAAATAGCTGATATATTTCCAGCTCTAAAACTACATTTTATAAAAATGGCAGAAGAATTTGAATTGGATCTATCTAAATTAGAAAAAAAGATATATCAAAAGTTAAAGTATAAAAAGTATGTTAAGTAAGGAGGGAAATTATGAAAACATCAACTGGCTGGATAGTTAAAGCTTACTATGTAGGTAAAGCTAGAGACTTTGTTATAAAAGATATTAGAGATAAAAAAAGAGTTACCTCAGATAATGGTGATCTGAAATAACTCACTTCAAAAATAATCGTACATTAATTATATCATATTGAAATGTAGTTGTTAAGTCCAAAAGTAGGTTTAACAACTATTCTTAAAGGGGTGTAATATTGGAAGGTTGGATAAAACTTCATAGACAATTAAAAGATCATTTTGTATATAAAGACTCTGAAATGCTTCATATATGGATACACATTTTGCTGTCTGTTACACATGATTATTGTGAACCTGTTATTAATAAGAAGATAGTTAAACTCTATCCAGGACAATGTATATTTGGAAGGGAGAAGTGGGCTAGAACTTTATTTAGGGATGAGAAGAAAGCTCTTAGTGTATATAGAACTATTTTATTATTCAAAGAAGCTGATATGATAGATTATTTTCCTACTTCCAAATACTCTATTATAACTGTTAAAAATTGGTCTAATTATCAACGTTTTTTTGAAAAAAATCAAAAAAATGAACATCATAGTGAACAAAATCAAGAACAGCAAAATGAACATAAGGAAAACACAGAAAATACAGACATAGGAGATTCTAAAAAACATGAAAATGAACATTCAGACGAACAACAAAAGAACACAAACAAGAATGTAAAGAATGAAAAGAATATTAATTATATATATGAGTATTGGAATAGTAAAAAAATTATAACTCATAGAAAGTTAACAAAGAAAATGGAAACAAAGATTAAGGGCATATTAAAAGATTATTCCATAGAGGAAGTTAAGGAAACAATAAACAACTATTCTGAAATAGTTCTTGATGACAAGTATTGGTTTACGCACAAATGGACCATAGAAGAGTTTATTCAAAGAGGATTTGAAAAATTCCAAAATAGAGATGTTGCAATACAAAACTACCTTAAAAAAGAATATGGTAATAAAAATGAATCTGAAAAAACAAAAGAGGATTTAAATTGGAGAGGAACTGATAGGAGGTTTTAAGAATGATTGAAGTCTTAAGGATTGAAAGAGAAGTTTTAGGAAGTTTCTTATTAGATAAAGGAACTCATGAATATATACACTATCTTGATGAAGATGATTTCATAGATGAAAGTAACAAAAAGGTATTAGCTTCTATTAAAAGCTTAATAAATCAGAATAAAGAAGTAAATTACTTTGAATTACAAGAAAAGACTAACCTAGATATAACTTATATAATTGACTTAGCTGAGTTAGTGGCAACCACTAGATACATAGAAAGTAATATCAAGCTACTTAAAGATAAAGCTAATAGAAGAAGGCTGATAGATAAGGCAAAGAAAATAATAAATATGGCAAAGGATAATGATGTTGACATTGATATTATAAAAAATGATGCTATGCAGGAAATAGATGAAATAAAAAATATAACAAATGAAGAGGTAATAACTCTCAGAGAAGCTATGCTAGACACTATAACAGTTTTAGAGAAAAGATCAGAAAATAAAGATGATAAATCTTATCATACTGGAATAACAAAACTTGATACAGCAACGGCAGGACTACATGAAGAAGAATTAACAACTATTGCAGCTAGACCAGGAGTAGGTAAAACTGCAATAGCAATGCAAATAGGACTTAACATAGCAAATAATAAAAGAAAAGTGATGTTTACTAGTTTAGAAATGTCAGATATACAATTATGTCAAAGGATAATAGCAGCATATTCTAAATTAGATGGAAACGACTTAAGGCGAGGTAACTTGAATGAAGATGGATGGAAAAAAACTATATCAGTAGCTCAAAGGTTTTGTTGGGATAACTTTATTTTAGATAAAACGAGCAAAAATACACAACACATAAGAACTAAGATAAGAAAATATAAGCCTGATTTAGTTATTATAGACTACTTACAACTTCTTAAATCAGTAGGTAAATACAGTAATAGAGAGCAAGAAGTATCAAGTATAACTAGAGATTTAAAGTTAATGACTCTTGAATTTAAGATACCAATTATAATGCTTAGTCAATTAAACAGAAATGCAGAAGGAAACAGACCAACGCTGGCAGATTTGAGAGAGTCAGGAGCTATAGAACAAGATAGCGATAATATCATATTTATTCACAAATTAAACAATAGAGAAATATCTGAACTCATTGAAAAAGAGATATATACTAGGGAGCTAATAGAAGAAATGAATAAAAGAAAAAATACATTAACAGACATAATACTTGAGAAACAAAGAAACGGCCCTACTGGAACATTTGGAATGGCGTATATACCAAGTTTTATGAAGTTTATACCTATAGATAACTAAAAAACATCAGAATTGGAGATTAATTAATCTCCAATTCTGATGGATAAATCCTCATTGTATGTACCTAGACGAGTTTTTTTACTTAGTAAATACTCTGGTTTAATAGCCATTTTCCAAGCACCACCCTTATGAGAACGTCCGTTACCCGAACCGATATCTCTAGTTATATAAAGTCTTTTTTTCTTATGTTTATATACTTTTTGGCCGTGAGATCTAAAGCCCTTTAGTAATTTGTAATCTGCTGGACACTTTGTACAATTTTTCAAATTTTATCACCCTAATGCTTATAACTAAAAGGGTATAAATTGGGTGAAATTAATTATTGTTGTATTGTAGAAAGTTAAGCATTTAAAAAAAATATGTAACTTAGATACTTATGAATATTGGAGAAAGATTCTAATTAAATGAATTATAGAAAGTGAGGAACGGAGACTTGAAAGACATAATATCTAAAATAAAGAAGTTACTAAACTTAAGTAACAGTTCAAATGAAAATGAATCAGAGACAGCTCTATTAAAAGCCCAAGAGCTTTTGGTAAAGCATAAACTTTCATTAAAAGAAGTGGAACAGTTTGATGATAGTAATTCTAAAGTTATTACACAGAAAACGGATATAACTTTCAGATCGGCTAAATGGAAAGGGCAGCTTGCAAATTTAATAGCTGATAATTTTAGATGTTATAACTACTACAACACAAGATATACAAACGGAATAGTTCTTTTAGGAAAAGAAGAAGATGTAAAAATAGCAGAAATAGTTTTAAGCTATGCCATAGATAGCGTAGAAAGTACCTGTAAGAGATTAGCTTATAGATATAGAAAACAGGGCTATAGTACAAGAGGATTAACGAATGATTATGCGTTAGGATTTATTGAAGGATTAAGAAATAAATTTGAAGAGCAGAAAGCTAAAAATCAAGAATGGGGAATTATACTAGCTAAAGACATCGAGCTTAAAAATTCATATGAAAATATAAACTTTACAGGGTCTGTAAATATAACATCAAGATTAAAAGGTTTTTCTGAAGCTTATCATACAGGGATTGAGGATGGAAATAACTTTGATATTACAACCAGAGTTGAAAACAAAACAAAAGAAAAAGAACTAATAGGTTAATTATAAACTATGGTAATAGAGTGAAAGTATGAAAGTAAAAGAGTTATTTAATATACAAGCTTAAGTATTAAACATGAAAGGGGTAAAACAATGAAAACAACTAATACAGATGTATATGGGTTTGAACATGCCATAAGAGGAATGAGGAATCCTAAAGAAAGCTGGGGTAAGTCAGATAGCATTACATATGAATTCCAGCCAGGGCTATTTAAATTTAGCATAGGAAATGCAGATGCAGAATTATCGAAAAAGTTGGCTAAAGCAGGAACAGAGCATTGTAAACATTTAAGATTAATTCAAGTATGGTTTGACTTAGAAGCTCCACGTTATTTTTGGCAGGAATTCGATACGTATAGAAATGTTGAAAAGATTTCATGTTCTACTATGAATAAATTATTTGAAAGAGAATTAACGATAGAGGATTTTGAATTAAAAGATATTGAAGATTCTAAGTTACTAGATGTTTTACAGATTACAATAGATGAAATCAATGACTTAAGATATATCTATAAAAAGTCACCTGACGATGATTATTTAAGAAGAGCTAAAATATTATTACTAGAAAGCTTTATACAGAAGAGGACTATAAATACTAATTATCAGCAGCTGTTAAATATTTACAGACAGAGAAAGAACCACAGATTGCTACAATGGCAAGAGTTTTGTGAGTGGATAGAAGAGTTACCTTATTTTAAAGAGCTTACGGGGATAGAATATAAAAAATAATTAGACTCGATAATGGAGGGATAATATGAGCAATTTTCGTAATGAATTAAATGAAAATATAGATAAATTAGTAGAATCTACTGAAATAAATAAAATAGAGATCATAGAAAAAGGAATTGAGGTATGTGAGAAATACAAAAATGAGGTTGAAAACAACTGGAGCAGAAAAGGAACATATAAGAAATGAATAATATAGATAATTTATCAAATAGAAGAGTTGAAGAAGTTTTAAAAGATGTGGTTAGCATAATAGAAGGGATATAGAAGAAAATAACTAGGAGGAATAGTATGGAAAATAAAAAGGAGAAGCTTAGAAATAAGATAATAGAGTGTATGGATGGAGTATTGACATTAGCAGAGCAAAAAGGCAATCTAGATTATTTTAAGATAGAGATAAAGAATAGTAAAGGCCAACTACATTTAGAAAGTACGATACAGAATAGATCTAAAGTATATTAGTATGCAAATGAATTTAATTAAAAATAACCCCTATAGTTGACAAAATATTAGAAAAAGTATACTATATTAACTAATATATCATTACAGGGGTGAAGCAATGAATAGTAAGTTTTTAGAAATACATCGTGAAGAAATAGAGAAAGTTATAGATTATCAATCTTTTGAATACATAATCGATACAATTCAGAAAGGATATAAAGAATTTAAAGCTATAAAGCCAATGTTGGACGGAAAGGGAGATATCAAAACACATCAAGGTGCTGTAGGACATATGAGGAGTAAAAAGATAGATGATAGCTTTGTTAAGAACATGGATGAAGGTGCTAAAATTGGCTTTAATACTGATACGTTTAAAGCTGGATCAACAACGTTGCCAAGATTAACTAAAAAGAATGTAACGTTGACGACAAAGTATTGTAAATCAACTAGAGAAATCATATCAGATCCTTCAGGTTATATGAAAGACTTTGTGGTTAAAAACAAAGCTTTAGATTCGCAGCTATCGTTATTTGATTTCACTGATAATTGTGAAAAAACTTTAAAAGAATGTGAAGAAAACATAGAATATTATGGGATTATTACTTACTATTTCAACGAAGAAAGTTCATTAGAAAATGTAAATATCATATTCTTTGACAAACAAATTAAGAGCATTTTATTAGAATTAGAGGCACCAAAAGATTTATTAGAAAATCAAGGTATTGAAATTAACGAAGATGCTGAAAATAATGATAATAAAGATACTCTGAAAGATTATATGAAAGTAGTCAAAGAAAGTAAGGAGAAGATTAAATAGAAAAAGGTGAAAAATTATGGATGATGTTATAGATATAGCAGAATTATATATGAAAAATGAAGTAGAAAAAGTCATAGTAGGAGATAGAATAAAAGAAGCTAGAATTTATAGAGGTTTATCACAAACGGAATTAGCTGACGGTCTGGGGGTAACAAGACAGGCAGTATCAAAGTATGAAATGTCTAAGACATTACCATCATCAAGTATAGTGGCTAAACTACCTAGAGTTTTGAAGTTTCCAATAAGGTACTTCTTTAAAGAGAAAAACTTTAAAGAAAAAGAAAGTAGCATTACATATTTTAGAAGTAATGCAATTCCTAAAAAAACGAAGTCTCAGTTAGAGTATATGATAAAATTAATGGATTCCGAGATTGTTGATTTTTATTTAAAATATATACAGCTGCCTAAACTGAACATACCTAAACTAGAAGATATAGTAGAAGATGCAAAGTGTAATTATGATAGAGATGAAATAATGAAAATTTCAAAGTTACTTAGAGAACATTGGGGCTTAGGAGATAAACCTATATCAGACTTAGCTTACACTCTTCAAAAAAATGGTTTTATATTATCATCAATTAAAATAAATCAAGATAAAACAGATGGTTTCTCTCAATGGATAAACTCTATACCATATATAATTACTAGTTCAAATAAACAATCTGCGGTAAGAAATAGATATGATAATGCCCATGAACTTGGACATTTAATATTACATCGCAAGGTTGGGATAGAAGAACAAGCTAGCCCATCTATAGAAAGAGATGCAGATTATTTTGCTTCAGAATTCCTATATCCTAGTAACGTATTTATAAGAGAGATACAAGGGCTAGCAATAAGTTTAGAAACTTTCATATATTTAAAAGAAAAATGGGGAATTTCCATACAAGCAATAGTAAGAAAGTGTTTAGATTTGGAGATCATATCTGAAGATAAATATACTTACTTTCAAAAAAGAATAAGTGCTAAAGGTTGGCGTAAAAAAGAACCTTTAGATGGAATGATAAAGATAGAAGAGCCAAGTTTATTTAAAGATGCAACAGAGTTATTATTAGAAAATAATTCTATTACAAAGCAAGATATTTTAGGAGAGATTGACATGTTGCAAGAAGATATAATATCTTTATGTAATTTACCTAAAGATTTCTTTGACTCTGAATTATCGAATGTAATTAAGTTGTTTTAACTTATTATTAAATTATAAAACTAAATAAGTCCTACTGGACATACCAGCGGACACTTTAAGTTAAACCTTTAGGTTTAACTTAAAGTGTCTTTTGTATTTTAAAGGGGTGTAAAAGAGATGGAGAGAGATAACTATTACAAATCTGTAGAATCATTATTATATAATTATACTATGTTTAAGGCCAGTATAGAAAACATGGAAGCTGAGATAAAAGAGATAGAGATTGAAGATGGATTAAGATCACTTTCATATGAAAATGAAAAAACAAGCTGTACCAATGAAATTAACAGAAGTACTGAAAATATTGCTATAAGAAAAATAGAACATAAAGATTTATTAAAAAAGAGGATAGAAATAATAGATAGTAAGCTTAGAAGGTTAGATAATGCCATAAATGCATTAAATGAGCTTGAAAATAAAATAATAACCAAGAGGTATTTTGAAGGAAAGCAATGGTATATCATAGCGTATGAACTAAGTTACAATGAAAGATGGTGTAGACAAGTAAGGAAACAGGCTATATCAAAGTTAGCAATAGGATTATATGGAGATATAGAAGTCTTAAATTAAGATAGTTCTTACTTAGAGAGGAACAGCCGTTTTACTTCCGTTTTAATACCGATTTTTTTATAAAAAACATGTTAATATATTAGTATAGAAAGAAGTCAATTAAAGCTAATTGGCTTCTTTTTATTTTTTTGAAGGAAGTGAACAGAGATGAAGACTAATATTAAATGTAATAATTGTCATTGGATAAAAAGAATAGATGATAAAATCTATTGCTTATTACCTAGATGCTTAAAGCAATTAGGAAGTGTAAATAAAAAGATAGATAGGAGGGATTAGTTGAAATTAACAAAATTAACGGAAGATAAATTATTAAAAGCCATATATGACTTAAGCTTTATAAAAACTAAAATAGAAGAAGCTTTAAAGATGCAACATACTAGCTTTGAAGAAAGTATATGTAAAGAATATATAAAAGTACAAAATGTTGCAGAAGTAGCTAATATAATAAATAACAAAGGACATACAATTCAAAATAGAAAATTTATAGGCAAGGACATAAGTAACATTGTAAAGAATACAAAAGATAGCAGTATAGGTAAAATTGCAAAAGCATTATTTGATTATAATAACACATTACAAAATAAGAATAGAAGCTTAAGTAAACTAATAAAATCACTTAGAAATTAGGTGGGGCATATGAAAACAGATCCTATATTAGATTTAGAAATACTAAAAGATATAGCTGAATATTTAGAAACTAAAAATATAAGAGATAGTATATTACTATATATAGGAATATATACGGGACTTAGAATACAAGATGAACTAGAGTTAAGAATAAGAGATGTAAGAGATGAAAGAGGAAAGGTAAAGGATTGTATTATCGTAAATGAAGGTAAGACAAACAAGCCAAGAAGAATAGATATAAATAAGAAGTTAAAGAAGATGTTAGAAATATACATAAGAGGTAGACCAGGTTATGAATATATATTCTTATCAAGAGAAGGAACTAATAAACCTATATCTAGACAACAAGCATATAATATTTTAAGAAAAGCAGGAGAAACATTCGGTATAAGAATTTCGCCACATTCATTAAGAAAGACATTTGCTAGAAGATTATATGAGTTATCTAATGGAGATATAACTATACCAATGGAAGCTTTAAATCATACTACTCCAGAACAGACACGAAGGTATATAGGAATTATGGAAACAGTTATAAATAATTATATTCAAAAGCTAGACTTTTAAATAAAACGGAAGTCTATTTTTTTTATTTAATTAGTTTGACGTTTTCCATAGATGTAAAACTGATGTGCTAAAAAAACGTATATATAGAAGAAGACAAAAAATAATGTTAGTTTAACATTCTATCATTTTTGTATAACTCATAAGAAGAAGAAAAGAAAAATAAATAAGTAGAAAATGTAAAAAGAAAATAAAAAATAAAATAAGAAGTCTATTTTATAACTTAGTATATAAGCCATCTGTAAAAATAAATTTTTAAAAACATTTTTTGAAAATTAAAAAGTGAATGGGTCCTTCTGGAGGAAAAGGAAAGGCCGCGGGTACTGGCGAGCCCAAATTGTGCACAGTTATGAAAAAAAAATTATAGCCGTTTCCTTTGCCAATATTGCAGAGAAAGGGTGTGGATATGAGTAAAAATGTTACATCAGAAAAAGTTGAGGACATAAAATCCGTTACGGTTGCATCTAGCGTATTAGCAAATCTACTTTCTGTTACTGATAGAAGAATAAGAGATCTTGCACAAGAAGGAATAATAGTAAGAGTAAAGAAAGGTCGCTACGATCTAGCACAAAGTATAAAAAACTATATAGTTCACTTGAAAGCAAACAATGATATTAAAGAAGTAAAAAATGATAACTTAGATTTAGATACAGAAAGAGCATTGCATGAAATAGTAAAAAGAGAAAAAACAGAATTACAAGTTAAAGTAATGAAAGGTGAGCTACACTATGCAGAAGACGTAGAAAAAGTAATGACTGATATGTTAGCAAACTTTAGAAGTAAAATATTAGGGTTAGCTCCTAAATTAGCTCCTATGCTAGTATCTAGAAGCAACTTAACAGAAGTACAAGACATAATAAACAATGAATGTTTATTAGCACTTTCTGAATTAGCTGATTATGACCCTATACTTTTTTATAACGAGAAGTATATAGACTTTGAATTAGAAGAAGATACAAGTGGTGATGTAGTTGAAAAAAATAAAAATAAAGACTCTTAAGTTATTTGAAAGAATATCTAAAGTAATAGCACCACCACCTAAATTAACAATATCTGAGTGGGCCGATAACTATAGAATATTATCAGCAGAAAGTTCAGCAGAAAGTGGGAAATGGAGTACAGATAGGACACCATACCAACGAGAAATTATGGATGCAGTTAGTTATCCAGATACAGAAATAGTAGTAATAAAATCATCAGCACAAGTGGGAAAAACTGAAATAATAAATAATATAATAGCTTATCATATAGATTATGACCCAGCTCCAATAATGATGGTAATGCCAACTGAAGGATTAGCCAAAACATGGTCAAAAAAAAGACTTGCACCTATGTTAAGAGATACTCCAAGTCTTAGATGTAAAGTAAAAGAATCAAAAACAAGAGATGCAGACAATACTATACTAGAGAAAGGATTCCCAGGTGGATATATAGCGATGGTAGGAGCTAATTCACCAACTGGCTTAAGTTCAAGGCCTATAAGAATACTTTTAGCAGATGAAGTAGATCGTTTCCCTACTACAGCAGGAGATGAAGGAGATCCTTTAGCACTTGCTGAAAAAAGAACAGCAACGTTTTGGAATAGAAAGAAAGTCTTTGTATCTACTCCTACTATCAAAGGAATATCAAGAATAGCTAAAGAATATGAAGATACTACACAAGAGCAATGGTGTATTAGATGTCCAGTATGTGGTAAATTTCAGCCTTATGAATGGTCCAGGATAAAGTTTGAGAATGTTACTATGGAGTGTAAGTTTTGTAAGGAAGAATTAACAGAGTATGAATGGAAGGCTCAGCCAGGTAAATGGATTTCACAGTTAGAGGATCAAAAGAATCTAAGTAAAAAGAAAAGAGGTTTTCACTTAAATGCTTTAGCTTCACCTTGGGAACGTTGGGAAAGCATCATAGACGCCTTTAAAGATGCTAAAAAAGACAAAGAAGAACTTAAGACATGGGTTAATACTTATTTAGGAGAAGAGTGGGAAGACAACGAAGGAGAAGGGGCAGATTATGAAGTACTCTTCAAACGTAGAGAAACTTATAATTGTCAAGTTACTGATGATGTACTCTTACTTACAGCTGGAGTTGACGTTCAAGACGACAGACTTGAAATAGAAGTTGTAGGCTGGGGTTATGGTAAAGAAAGCTGGGGAATACAGTATAAAAAGCTATATGGAGATTTGGAACAATCTCATATTTGGAATGAACTAGATAAATATTTAGATAGTGAGTTTTATTATAGTGATGGAACTCCTATAAAAGTCATGTGCACTTGTATAGATAGTGGTGGTCACTTTACTACTGAAGTATATAGATTTGTTAAAGGCAAAGAAAATCGAAGGATATTTGCTATAAAAGGCCAAGGTGGAACAGGAAAACCACTAATAGGTAAACCTTCAAGAAATAACAGAGAAAAAGTTTACTTGTTTCCTTTAGGTGTTGATACTGGAAAAGAGAGTATATATGCAAGATTGAATCTTGATGAGGAAGGACCAGGATACTGTCATTTCCCTTTTGAAGAAGATAGAGGATATAGCTTAGATTACTTTAAAAGTCTATGTTCAGAAAAAAGAGTACTAAAATATCAAAGAGGTGTAGCAAGTTTTAGATGGATACAAAAGTATAAGAGAAATGAAGGTCTTGACTTAAGAAACTATGCTACTGCTGCTATGCAAATACTAAACCCAAACTTTGAGGAATTAAGAAAGATGAAAGGTCAAGTAGATACAGTAACTCAAAAATCTACAAGTACAGTTAAGAAGAGAAAGAAAAAAAGAATAGTTTCAAAAGGAATATAACTACTATAGGTAGTTATTTTTTATTGTAAGGAAAGTAGGTGTTGTAGTGTCAATTATAACTAAAGAAAGAGTTAGAGAACATTTAGAAGCATGGTTAAATGCAGAGCTAGCAGTTACTACAGGTCAAAGTTACAGTATTGGTTCAAGACAACTTACAAGAGCAAATATAAGTGAAATAAGAAAACAAATAGACTACTGGGAAAATAGATTAAAGGCTTTAGAACTACAAGATCAAGGTAAAAAAACAAGTAAAAGAAGAATAGTAGGAATAATACCTAGAGATTTCTAGGAGGTGATAAGTGTGAATTTTTTGGATAAAGCAATAGGGGTAGTTGCTCCTAGAATTGCTTTGAAAAGAACGATAGCCAGAAAACGAATGAACTTTATAAATACAGGATATAGTCATCATGGTGCAAGTACAACTAAAAAGAGTCTTAGGGGTTGGAATAGTTCTGGTGGGAGTACAAAAGAAGATATAGACGATAATCTTGAAAAGTTAAGAGAAAGATCTAGAGATTTATATATGGGAGCACCAATAGCTACAGGAGCAATCAAGACTTTACGGACTAATGTAGTAGGTGCAGGACTTAAGTTAAAGTCTCAGATCGATTATAAATACTTAGGACTTACAGAAGATGAAGCAGCAGAATGGGAAGGGAATGTTGAAAGAGAATTTTCACTATGGGCTGAAAGTTTGAATTGTGACACCCAAAGAATGAATGATTTTTATGAACTTCAGCAACTAGCTTTTTTGTCCCAACTTATGAATGGCGAGTGTTTTGCATTATTGCCAATGATAAAAAGAAAAGATATGCCTTATGATTTAAGAATAATGCTTATAGAAGCTGATAGAGTATGTGATCCAGATAAAAAGGATCCAACTAAATTAATAATAAACGGGGTAGAAGTTGGAGACTTTGGTGAAGTAATGGCCTATCATTTATTAAACAAACATCCCTTAGAAAGGACATTTGGTAAAAAAGAGTGGAAACGTATAGAAAAGTTTGGTAGAAAATCAGGAAGATTAAATATGATACACCTGATGGAAAGTGAAAGGATAGAACAAAGAAGAGGAATACCTATTTTAGCACCAGTTATAGAATGTTTAAAGCAACTTTCTAGATATACAGAAGCTGAACTTATGGCAGCAGTTATTAGTGGGATGTTTACAGTCTTTATTGAAAATCCAGGAAGTGTAGATATAGATGAACCCATGTTTGGAGAAATGATAAGTAAAGATCAAAGTGTAGTAGAAGAAAGTGAAGAAGATATAAACTATGAACTAGCTCCTGGTGCAATAATCGAACTTGGAGAAGGACAGAAGGCTAATGCTACTAATCCAGGTAGACCAAATACTGCCTTTGATGGTTTCATAACTTCAATATGTAGACAAATAGGAGTAGCATTAGAAATTCCTTACGAATTACTAGTAAAACATTTTACTTCTTCCTATTCAGCAAGTAGAGCAGCACTTTTAGAAGCTTGGAAGATGTTTAGAATGAGAAGAGCTTGGTTAGCAAAGGACTTTTGTCAGCCAGTTTATGAAGAATGGCTATGTGAAGCTGTAGCGAAAGAAAGAGTTTTAGCACCAGGATTTTTTACAGATCCAATGGTTAGAAAGGCTTATTCAGGAGCACAATGGAACGGTCCTAGTCAAGGACAGATAGATCCTTATAAGGAAGTTCTAGCAGCAGAAAAAAGAGTTTCTAATGGATTTAGTACGAGAACAAAAGAAACTATGGAGCTTACTGGGGAAGATTTCTATAAGAATATAAGACAAAGAGCTAGAGAAGAAGAATTAATGATGAAAGGAGGACTATTAGAAGATGAAGTTTTGGAAGATTAAAAACATAACAGAAGATAAAGGAGAACTTCTACTATATGGAGATATATCTGAAGTTTCTTGGTGGGGAGATGAAGTAACTCCTAAGCAATTTGCGGAGGATTTAAAGAATTTGGGAAATGTATCTGAAATAGATGTACGAATAAATTCTATGGGTGGAGATGTATTCGCTGCAACTACTATAGCTAGTTTATTAAGAGCAAATAATGCAAAGATAAATATTTATATAGATGGAATGGCTGCAAGTGCAGCTACTATAGTTGCAATGGCAGGAGATAAAATATTTATGCCTGAAAACTCTATGATGATGATACATGATCCTTTAGTAGGTCTAATGGGATATTATAACACGAAGGATTTTAAAGAATTTACAGAGGTTTTAGATAAAATAAAAGAATCTATTTTAGTAGGATATGAAGCTAAAACAAAAAAGACCAAAGAGGAATTATCACAAATGATGTCAGATGAAACTTGGTTGACAGCTAGTGAAGCTGTAGAGCATGGTTTTGCTGATGAAATAATATCTTTAACAGTGGATTTAGATATTGAAAATAAGGGAAATTCAAAATTTATGATAGTAAATAAGCTTAAATTTGATATTTCTAACTATAAAAACATTCCACAAATAACACCTATAAGTGTGGATAAAGAGAATAAAAACGCTCATAAGTGTGTAAAGAATATACACTTTGATATAAAAAATAATAAAAAGGAGGAAAAGATATTGGATTTAAAAGACTTACAGGAAAAGTATCCAGATATATATAATCAGGTATACGAAAAGGGAGTAAAGGATGAAAGGGAAAGAATAAAAGAAATAGAGAATATAGCTCCTAAAGGCTTTGAAAATTTAGTAAGAAAAGCTAAGTTTGAAAATGTAATTTCAGCCGAAAAATTAGCAATGAATATAGTTAAATCTCAGAAAAACTCAGGTAAAAAATATCTAGATGAAGTTGAAGAAGATACTGAAGAGCTAGAAGAAATAGAACCTTCAGAAGAAGAAACAGAAGAAAAAAAGGAAGAAGAGGTTACAAACTCCCTTAAAAATGCACTTAAAAAAATAAGAAATAGAAGATAGGAGGTAATATTATGGCAACAGATATATTAGATGAATTTAAGCCAGATGGACTTATAGTAGACACAAGGATATCAGCTTTACCAAAGGAAATAAAAATACAAAAAGGTCAAGGATTACTACTAAGAGGAACAGTTCTAGGCAAGATAAAAGAAAATAATTTATGTGTAATACTGGATTCTACTAAAACAGATGGAAGTCAAGAACCTTACTGCGTTTTAGCTGATGATGTAGAGACAGAAGTAAAAGATGTAGTTTCTACAGGATATTTTACAGGAATATTTGATAAAAGTTCTTTAATATTTGGTGGATCAGATACGGTAGATATACATGAAGATAAACTTAGAAAGTTAAACATACATGTTAAATAGGAGGTAATAAGATGAATATATACAATACTAGAACGATGCTCGAAGCAATAGAGCAAAGTAAAAGACCATTTTCTTTTTTAAAGGATACATTCTTTCCCAATATTGAAACTTCTGTATCAGAACAAATAGATGTAGATTTCAAAAAAGGAAAAAGGGAAATGGCTCCATATGTTTCACCAAGGGTTGGAGGAAAAGTTTTAAAGAGACAAGGATTTGTAACTAAAACATACAAAGTTCCAAAAGTAGCTCCAGAAAGACTATTAACTGTAGATGATGTAACTAAAAGAGGACTAGGAGAAAATATATATAGTCCTAAAAGTCCTGATGAAAGAGCAGTAGAACTTTTAGCAAAAGATATAGATGAATTAGATGACTCTATTGTAAGGAGAGAAGAATGGTCTTGTAGAGAAGTAATGTTTAATGGAAAACTGATAATGAAAGGTGAAGGGATAGAGCAAGAAGTAGACTATAACTTTACTAATAATATAACACTTACTGGAACCGATAAGTGGAATGATCCAGCATCTGATCCTATACAAGATTTAAAAAGTGCTAGAAGACAAATAATACAAAAAACTGGAGTAGCTCCAAATATAGTTGTATTAAGTAGTGATGCATCAGATGCATTTTTAGCAAATGAAAAAGTACAAGAGTACTTTGATAAAAGAAATATTATGATAGGAACTATGGAGCCTTCAATAAAAGATGGAGCAGTAACATTTATAGGATATATAAATATGTTAGGAATGGAGCTCTATTCCTATGACGAGTGGTTCGAAGATGATGAAGGTAATGAACAACCTATAATTCCTTCAGGTAAAGTATTAGTTGCAACAAGAGGAGTTAATAGAATGGCTTATGGAGCAGTAACACAGATAGAACAAGGCCAACACGTGACATATGAAGCCACTAGAGTTCCAAAAGTTTGGGATGATGAAAATAACGATATAAAAAATATAAGAGTTAGTTCAAGACCTTTACCTATTCCAGCAGATGTAGACGGATGGGCTGTACTAAATGTATTATAGGAGTGATGTATAAGTGGATATAGTTATTATAAAAGGTACTATAAAGCATAGTGGCGAGTTTTATGGCGAGGGAGAAGTAATAACTGGTATGAAAAAAGAAGAAGCTGAAAGACTTGCAAAAGAAGGATTAATTTCAATACTAGAAGAAGAAAAGGAGAGTCCCAAAAGAAAAGCTAAGAAAGCAGATAGTGAGGAAGATGAGGAATAGAAGGGAATGGAGTTGTTATGAATTTCAAAGAACAGTTAAGTAAGGACATCAATGATGTCTTTTTTAATTTAAATGAATTTTCTGAAATACACACTATTGGACGTAGTCAAGTAGAAATTATAGTTGATAGTGACAAACTACAAGATAGATCTAAAAAAGAATATGATGGAATACATGTAGGAGATATCCTTTATTTTATAAAAGAAGAAGATTTAATTAAAACGCCTAAACCAGGAGATGTACAGTTATTTGATAATAGACCTTGTGTTGTCTTTGATATAAGAAAAGATAAAGGATTATATGAGATTATATTAAAATTAAATTCAAATTAACTAAGGTGAATATATGGGAAAATTATATATTGATACTAAAGAGTTAAAAAAAATAGCTTTTAGACTTAGAGATGTTCCAAAACAAATACCAGGAGCAACTGCTTCAGCTTTAAATAGAACATTAACTCATACAGCAACAAAAATGGATAGAGAAGTAAGAAATGAATATGCCATAAAATCTACAGATGTAAAAAAAACCATAAGAAAGTATAAAGCTAGTAAATCAAAATTATATGCTCGTATTGAATCAAAAGGGGGAACTATCTCCCTTTCTAAATTTCCTCATAGTCCTAAAAAATATAATAAAAGAGCTAAGAATGTAAAGGTAAAAGTAAAACAATCAGGACAGAAAGTTATAAATACACAACCAAAAGCATTTGTACAAAATATTAATGGTGCAACAAATATTTGGAGAAGAAAGAATCGAAATAGAAATTCAATTATAGTTTTAAGAACATTATCAGTACCACAAATGATTTCAAATAAAAAAACTATGAAGAAAATTAAAAAGGCAGCTCACGACAAATTAAAAGAAAGAGTTAATCATGAAATAGATTGGAGATTAGGAAAACTAACAGCCAAAGGTGGTAAGTAATGACTGAAAATAAAATATTAGAAAACATTAAAGAGTTTTTAGAAAAAGAAATTTGTAGTAAATTCAAGTTAGAATTACCAAACAATAATGGATTACTTGATGAAGACTACAAGTTGGTAAATCCAGCAGTGTATATAGGTTGGATACCTCCTAAGAATTATTTAGATAACTATGGATATGATGTACCAGCTTTAATAGTTATGTCTGATGGTGGAGAAGATTTAGGAGAAAGTTCTAATCTAAATATTAGAATTGGTATTGTAACATATGATCCAGGATTAAGTTCAGAGGAAACAATACCTAACTTTAAAGGATATAAAGACTTACTTAATATAATATCAAGAATCAGAATTGAACTATCTAACTTATCCAGTATCGAGAAAATTGGAGCAGTAGAAAGACCTATAAAATGGGGAATGTATGAGGAACAAACATATCCTTACTGGCATGGATGGATTACATTCCAAGTTTCAACAGCATCATTAAATTACTTAGATTTAGAACAAAAATATTTATAAAGGTGGTGGAAATATGAACTATAGACATGGTGCATATGGAGAGATAATTCCTAGTAGAGAAAAGATACTATATTCAAAGGGAGGAATTCCTGTATATATAGGAACTGCTCCTGTACAAAGAGTGCATAATAGTTCAGATATGGTTAATAAACCAATACTAATAAAAAATTATGATGAGGCAACTAACTTTTTAGGATGTATGACTTCAGACAATTTTGATGATTTCACTTTATCAGCTGTTGCTTATGCACATTTTAAGAACAAGGTAAAGCCTATAGGACCTATTGTAGTTATAAATGTATTAGATCCTAGCAAACATAGAAAGAAAACAAGTGAAAAGGCTTCAATTACACTTATAAATGGCAAGGGATATATAGAAGAATATGCAGTAATAGAAACTGTAAAGATAGAAGGAAAAGAGAGAAATGTTGACTATAAACTAAAATATACAATAGATGGTAAGATTGAAATTATAAGCATAGAGGATAAACTAGAATCACCTTTTGAAGTTAGCTATACAAAAGTGGATGCAACATTAGTTACTGATGATGATATTATCGGAGCATATAACTTTGAAACAGAGACTAGAACAGGAATATCATGTGTACAGACCATATATGATGAATTGAATATAGTACCAGCTATACTTAGTGCTCCAGGTTGGAATCATAAACCTAAAGTAGCTAGGAGTCTTGAATCGGCTTGTCATAAAATAGGGGGACATTGGGACGCCATTTGTGTTACTGATATAGAACCAAGCTTAAAAACTCTAGATGATGCTATAAAGTGGAAGCAAGATCAACAATATAATTCAATTAGAAACAAGCCTTGTTTTCCAAAAGTAAAAATAGAAGATAGAGAGATATGGCTATCTATACTAGCAATAGTAAGAATGCAACAAACAGACTATACAAATGATGGAATACCTTATGAGACTCCTTCAAATAAGCAAATAGATGCTTCAGGATTAATTTTAGGAAAAAGAGAAATTAAAATTAATGCTGAACAAGGTAATAAACTAAATGAAGTAGGGATAACAACAGCTATCTTCTGGGGTGGTAAATGGGTATTGTGGGGTCCTCATATGGGAAATTATGAATATGGAGTTACAAGTAAACCAGAAGAAGTATTTGATGTAAACATAAGAACCAATATATATTTAACTAATGATTTTCAGCTTAGAAATGCAGAGTTGGTAGATACTCCTATAGCTAGAAATGATATTGATGATATATTAAACACAGAACAGTTAAGACTTAACTCACTAAAATCAGAAGGAAAGATTCTATATGGAAATATAGAATTCATACCTGATAATAACCCAACAAATGACCTTATAAATGGCAACTTTGTATTTGATACACAAGTTACAAATACACCACCTGGAAAGTCTTTAACTAATAGAGTTCAGTATACAACTGAGGGATTTGAAACTTTTGCAGGAGGTGAAGAGTAATGCCTAAATTAGGAAATAAAGTAGTTAACTATTCTATTTATGCTAGAGAAAATAATACACCTGTTAAAATTGACGATACCACATCAGTACAGTTACCTAGTATTGAAATGCTAACAGATACTATTAAGGGTGCTGGGATAATGGGGGAAATTGACTATCCAACATTTTTTCAACCAGGATCAATGTCTTTAGAAATAAACATAAGAGTATCTGGAGAAAAACTAGGACTGTTAGCTTCAGCTCAAAGTATTGAAGTAAGATGGATAACAGATGTATTTGACACAAATGATATAAAAGTAGGAGTTGATTCTCATAAAGCATTTATGAAATGTACTCCTAAAAAACTAGAAGAGGGTAAACTAGAACCAGGTTCACCACAGGATGGATCGTTCGAGTATGAAGTATTTACCTATAAGAGAATAACAAATGGTAAAGAAATTCTTAACATAGACAAATTCAATAACATATTTGCTATAAACGGAAAGAATGTTATGCAAGATGTTCAAGCATTTCTATAAGATAGAGATGCTTGTTTTTTATTTTAAACTTTAAGGAGGATATAAAATGCAAGAATTAAAACTTTCAAAAGCAATTAATATAAATGGAGAAAAAACAAATTCAATACAATATGATTTAGATAATTTGACAGGAGAATCAATAGAAAATGCAGTAAAGGAGATGGCTAAAATAGGATACGTTTCTACAGTTCAAGAAGTAGATTCTATACTACATGCACATATATTCGCAGAAGCTTCAGGATTAGACTATCAAGATATGAAAAGATTAGGAGCTAAAGATTATATTAAAGCGACAGGTATTATAAGAAATTTTTTCTTAGAAGATGTGGAGGATTCCCATCAAGACAATATATAAGAACAATAGTAGCACAGATAACTTTGGAAACTTCAAATAGCAGAAAAGATTGCTTACAGATGCCTTTAGCAGACTTAATAGAATATTATGAGGACTTAGCAAATGAAGTTGAAAGAAAGAATAAAGAGTATGAAAAGTCCATAAAGGGCGTGAATTATTAATGTCTAGAGAATTTAAAACTAACGTTATTATTGGTGGAAAACTAAGTCCAAGTTTAAAAAGTGCTTTTGATGTATCTGCAAAGTATGCTAATAAGACTTCAAGTGTAATAAGTAGTGCTAATAATAGAGCTGCTTTGGCTACACAAAAGTTAAGTGAAAGAATGTCTAATATAAGTGGTGTTATAAAAAAAGTTGCTGTTACAGGAGCTGCACTAGGAGGAGCAATAGGAGCTAAAACAATGCTTGAACAGGCATCAAGCCTAGAGCAATATAAAAATACATTAAATGTTGTGATGAAAGATCAAAAGAAGGCAGGAGAAATTTTTAAATGGGCAGTAGACTTTGCAAATAAAACACCATATGAAACAGATGAGATAGTTCAAGCGACTGTAAAGCTACAGTCATATGGATTAGAAGCCAAAAAGGTTATGGGAATAACAGGTGATATGGCAGCAGCTATGGGAAAGGATATAGATCAGGCCGTAGAAGCTATTGCAGATGCTCAGACTGGAGAACTTGAAAGACTTAAAGAATTTGGTATTACCAAAGAAATGATAGTTAAACAGGCTGGAGAAAAGCTGAAAGGAATTGAGGTAGTAAACAATAAGGGACAAATAACAAACCAAAGAGCCTTTAATTTAGCCTTATTTAGTCTTATGAAAGATAGATATGAAGGAAGTATGGAAATACAGTCTAAAACGTTTAAAGGTTTAACATCTACTATATCAGGTATAATGAAAAATGGTTTAGCTCAAATTGCTGGAATATCTGAAACAGGTGAAATAATAGATAATAGTGCTTTTGATATAGCAAAAAAGAAAGTTGAAAAGCTATCGGAAACTATTTCTAAGATGCAAGAAAATGGAACTTTTGAAAAGATACAAAAGAAAGTAGCTGAATTCGTATCAAAAGGAATGGATAAGCTAGATGAAATAATACCTAAGATAATAGAATTTGGAAAGTTTGTTATAGACAATGGACCACAAATAGTAAGTGCAATAAAATTAATTGGTGGTGCATTTTTAGCTTTTAAAACTGTAAATACCATAAATAAAGGAGTAACTGGATTAATTGATTTTGGAAAAAATGCCAAGGATACGTATGACACAGTAAAAGTCTTATCAATGTATGGAAAAGATCACATATTAAAGTTCGGTCAGTCTATACCTAAAATTATGAGTCCTGTTGGTTCAGGTCTTACAAAAGTAATGAGTACAGCAGGTACAGGAGTAACTAAAGCTGTTAGTTTTGTAGGTTCAGGTATAGGAAAAATAGCTAGTTTAGCAGGAACAGGTATTTCTAAAGCTACTAGTTTTGTTGTTACAGGAGCTCCTAAGCTAATGAGTGCAGTAGGTACAGGAATATCTAGTGCATTAAGCTTTGTAGGGACTGGAATTATGAGTGTAGTAAGCACAATTGGAAGTGGAATAGCTAGTGCAATAACTTTCTTAATGTCTCCAATGGGATTAATAATAATAGCTATTGTAGCTATAGTAGCAGCATTATACTATCTATGGACCAACTGGGATGCTATATCAAAAACATTAGTTAGCGTGTGGCAAAACTATGTATTACCTTTCTTTCAAGGAATAGGTGGATTTTTTACTAGTATATTTAATGGCGTGCTAGGTGTATTTAAAGGAGTTATAAACTGGATTATAGGGGGAATAAATACTGTTATAAATGCCGTAAACGGAATTAACTTTACAGTACCTGATTGGGTTCCTGGCGTAGGTGGCCAAAAATTTGGAATCAATATCCCAAATGTCCCTACGTTTGCTAAAGGTGGTATAGCTAATCAAGCATCTATATTCGGTGAAGCTGGACCAGAAATGGCAATTCCTTTAAAGAAAAATAATCCTAGAAGTGTAGCACTTCTTGAACAAACAGCTAGAATTTTAGGAGTATATCCTAAGGAAACTAGTCAATCTATAACGGATAGTAAATTGCAAAAAGTACCTTTGTTACAACAACAAGCCATTAATGGTTTAGATTTAAAGCAAGAAGCACCTAGATTAACAGCAAAGCAACCTAGAATTATCTCTAAACAAGAGATACAACAATCAAGAGAAAAAGATAATAGTAACCAAAGATATAGAGAGATAAACATTAATTATAATCCACAAATTCCTAGTGGAACTACTCAAGAGGTTAAAGACTACATTAAATCAAACTATGAAGAATTCAAAGATTACTTTGAAAAGCTTATTAATGATAAAGATAGATTTAGTTTCGGAGAGGGGTAAATACTTTGAATAACTATGATGATTACTATGACTATGAAACAATTAACGGAGATACCTGGGATACTATATCGCTAGATTTTTACGATGATGAAGGATATTCCACTGAAATAATGAATGAAAATCCTAAATATATAAAAGTTATTATATTTGATACAGGAGTAAAATTAAAAATTCCTGTAATAGAAGAAGAATCTAAGAGTACATTGCCCCCTTGGAAAAGGAATGATGAATAATGCAGTTGATATATAAAGATACAGATATAACAAATGAAGTAGATATTATAATAGCAAACTTAGTAGACAATGCTGGAGGAAAAGCAGATAGTGTAGAAATACTACTAGGTGATTCTAAAAAGTATTGGAGACAATGGAATCCACAGAAAAATGATGAAATAATAATAAGAAAAGATGGATTTGATTCAGGGGTTATGTTTATAGATGAATTATATATAGAAAATAGTAAATTTAGAATAAATGCATTATCAACCCCTTTAGATGCTAAGACTAAAAAAACTAGATCATGGGAAAATATTAGATTTAAAAAATTAGCTTATGATATAGCAAGAGATATAGGTTTTACTTTAGAAACATATGGAGTAGAAGACTGGCTTTATGATCGTGTGGATCAAGTTGAAAAGGTAAATTTAGAGTTTTTAAATGAAAGATGTATTTTAGAAGGATATTGCTTAAAGGTAACAGATGAAAAACTAGTTATATATGATGAAAGAAAGCTGGAGAATATGTCTCCAGCTTTAACTATAACTGAAAATATCTTAATAGGACCTTATAACTTTAAAACAGTAAATAATAAAACTTACTCGTCATGTTTAATTAGGCACTTAAAAGAACATGAAGTAATTGAATATAGATATGATGATTTAAACATATATGGACCTACTTTGAAACCTAACATTAGAGTATCAAATTTAGGTGAAGCTGAAAGATATTCCAAAAATTTATTAAGAAATGCAAATAAAAAAGAATTTCAAGGTAGGTTCTATATAAAGCTTGATACATCAGTATCAGCAGGTAGTATAGTTGAGATAAAAGACATGGGTAGTTTCAATGGCAACTACATTATAGATAGTATTACTTACTATTTAACACAGGGAAAATCACTACTTAATGTTAGAAAGATTTTGGAGGAATATTAATGACAAGGCAAGGGCGTGTATCCACTATAGATAATATAAATAGAATAGCCAGAGTAGAGTTTCCTGAACTTGATAGAGAAGTAACCTATGAAATAAAAATAGCTGAACATGTTGGAGAATTGCATGTTGGTAATATTGTTTTAGTTACGTTTTGGTCAGGTAATATAACAGATGGTGCTATTATAGCAGAATTGAGGTGATTAATTGATAGCTTCATTTGCAACAAAAGTTTTTTCTGTAAGTCAAAAAAGAATATACACTTTAGATGAAATAAGCAGAACAGGAGCTTTAAATATAGAAGAGCAGGAAGTAGACGGACAGAAACCATCTACTTATATAAAGGGACCTGGATTAGACGAATTTAGTTTTACAATACCATTTGTAAGACAATCAGGGCTTAGTATAGGAAAAGAAATCGAGGACTGGATGAATATTAGAAATATGGCCAGACCACATATGTTTATATTAGGCAATAGTCCCATTTCTAACAACAAGTACTTACTTGTAAATGTTAGTGTGTCAGATGTTGTTTTAGATAGTAAGGGAAATTATGTTAGAGCTAAGGTAGAATTACAATTTAAAGAGTTTGTACGATATGGAGCTAAGAAGGAAGAGACAACAGGAACTGGAGTTGATAGTAAGAAAGAGAAAAAAAGAGAGAATAAAAATGCTAAAAAAGCTAAAACAGATTCAAAGACTAAGAAAAGTAAAAAGACTAGCAATAAAAAAGGAAAATCTAAAAAATCAGATAGTAAATCTAAAAAAACTAGTAGTAAATCTAGTGGTAAAAACAGTTCTAAACTAGATGAACTAGAAAAAGAAATATTTGGGTGATTATAATGTATACTCTTTATAGCAATCAAAGTATAAACTGGAAAGCTAAAGGAACAGAAAGAATATTACAAAATGTATCAAACTTACTAAACACGTTTATGTATGAAGTTGCGTATGACAGGATAATGGGAAGAAATACTGATTATATAGATAAACCTATGTCGGAGCAAATACCTTTAGTTATTTCTGAAACTTATGAGCTTATAGAAGAATATGAACCTAGGGTTACAGTACAACGCGTTAGTGTATTAACTGATAATGAGGACCCTATAATAAAGGTGGTGGTAGACATTGACTGATATAAACTTTATTGAAATTAATGCAAAAGAAATATTAACCCAGATGATAGCTGATGTTGAGGAGGAACTAGGGGAAACTCTTTATCCTAGTGATGAAAGAAGAATCTTTTTATATCAGTTGGCACAATTTATAATAGGACTAAGAAATGATATAAATGATAGTGCTAGACAAAATCTTTTAAGGTATGCAAGAGGAGATATTCAGGATGCACTAGGAGAATTAACAAATACAAAAAGACTACAGTCACAGAAGGCTTTTGCTAGTTATAAATTTGTACTTTCAGCACCTCAAAATAATATTATTACAATTAAAAAAGGAACTAGGGTTACTCCAGATGGTACGTTATATTTTGAAGTAAAAGAAGATATATACGTACAACCAGGAATTGAAACGGTTGATACTATAGTAGAAGCAACAGAACCAGGAAAAAAACATAATGGATTTACTCCTGGGCAAATAAAAAATATAGTAGATCCTATACCATATATTAAAGAAGGGTATAACATGAGCATTACAACTGGTGGAGCAGATATTGAAGATGATGAAAGTTATCGTGAACGAATAAGGCTTGCTGCTGAATCATTTAGTACAGCTGGACCAGGTGGAGCGTATGAATATTTTGCACGTTCTGCTGATAGTACTATATCTGATATTTCAGTTGTTTCTCCTAGACCAGGGGTAGTTAGAATAATAGCCTTACAAAAAGATGGGGAGATACCAGGTGAAGAAGTTTTACAAAAGATAGATAATGCAGTAAATGCAAGAAATAAAAGGCCATTAACAGATTTTGTAGAAGTAGTTGGAGCTACTGAAGCAAAATATGATATTCAGGTTAAATATTATCTTGATAAGGACCATATAGCTGATGAAACAAAATATAGAAAAGCCATAGAAGGTCAAGAACTTAATTACCAAGATGGAGCTATAAGAGATTATATAAATTGGCAACAAGAACGATTAGGAAGAGAGCTAAATCCAGATGTATTAAGATATAAAATACAGGATGCAGCAACATATATGAAACAAGATAAGACACTTACAGCAGTAACAAGGGTTATAATAACATCACCAGTATATACAACTTTAACTGAAGAACAAGTGGCAAAACCTTTAGTTATAAATGTAACATATGGAGGGGTAGAATAATGAACTTAAATGATGTAGACCTTTTATCCCTTCAAACTTCATATATGCAAAAAGATCCGTTTACAATAGCATTATGTAGAGCTTTAAATCCACACTTTAAAAAACTAGCTGAAGAAACTAAGCTAGTTTTTATTTATGCACGAATAGATGAATTAGATGAGCCTATAATAGATGAACTAGCTTGGCAGATGCATGTTGATTTTTATGATAATACATTATCTTTAGATAAAAAAAGAGCACTTGTAAAAAATTCTTTAAAATGGCATATGTATAAAGGGACTCCAGCAGCAGTAGAAGAATTAGTATCTGTAGTATTTAATGAATCTTGGGTGGAAGAATGGTTTCAATACAATGGAGATTCATATATGTTTAAGATATTTACAACTGATGTCATAGAAAGTGGACTTACATTTAAGAAAATTATAGAAGCAGTAGATTCCGTAAAGAATAAAAGATCTTGGCTTGAAAGTATAGTTGTTAAAAGAGAAAACAAAATGAATCTGAATATAGGTATTATGATGAGAAAAAGAAAAAAGATTGTTTTGAAACCAGACGTTATTGATGATATAAGTATTTCAACTAATTTAAATATAGGTATAGCTAATAGACAATTAAATAAGATTTCCGTGTCGGAGGTGAGATGATGGCCAAGTTTAATAGATTAGTTTTAACTAAAGAAGGAATAGATTTACAATCTAAAGTTCAAATAGGATTACCACTTAAATTTACAAAAGTAGGTATAGGTGATGGCCTTTTAACAGATGGGAAACGGCTTGATGATTTAAAAGAATTAATAAACCGTAAAAAAATTTATGATATAAACAAATTAAAGGTTATAGGTGATGGAACTTCAAAAGTAACGACCATTATATCAAATAAGGATATAGAAGAAGGTTTTTATGTAAGAGAGATAGGACTATTTGCAGAAGATCCTGACAAAGGAGAAATACTTTATTGTGTAGCAAATGCTGGAGAGTATGCTGACTTTCTTCCAAGTCATGAAATAAGTCCTGTAGAATTCATAATTGAGTTAATAACTATAGTTGGAAATGCTGAAAATGTAACAGCAGTAATTAATGATAGCTTAGTATTTGTTACAAGGGAAGAACTGAACGACCTAGCTGGAGCAGGACGAACAACTGAAACAGTAAAGAAAAATGCTGATGATATATTAATGCTAGCAATAGAACTTGCAATACTTAAAAATGCTACACTGAATAACTTCACTCATAATATATTTGTAGTTAATTTTGAGGAAATAAAAGAGGATGAACTATTAGATGGATATTATGATGAAGTAAATAAAAGGTTGGTGATTTAGTGGCTAAGTATTATTATGATAAGTATGATGTAGTTAAGATTACAGAAAAAATATATGTTAATTATAAGGAGATAAAGGATTCTGAGTCAGAGTTTTCTAGGTATAGTGCAGCTAGTATATCAACTGATTGGCGATTTACTGAAAAAGAAGGATTTGTAATGCTAGATAAAAAAAGCATATGGATAGCGGCAGAAGAGAACGGTGTAGGACATTTATACTACGAACCTACAAAACAAGGGTCTATTTATTATAATATTTCTAGAAGTGGATCGGTTATACAACTTAAAAGGTTAAGCTATAATAACAGGAATTATAATGGATATGAATTTTCTGAAAAAACAATAGCTACCTGCGAGGAAAGTACCAGGGAAATTCCACAAAAAAACAGATTAATACAATCTAACGTAGTAGCCGAAGATGGAGCATATCCAGCTAATGGGGTTCATACGGATGGTTACTGGTATGTAAAAAAGGGATTAGCTAATAACTTACCAACTATCTCTGGTAAAGACAGTAATTTAGGAGATAAAAATTTAGGATTTTCCATCTCATATAATATAAATGATATTGACAATGATGAAGTTAAAATTATAGAAAGATTAAATAATACTACCTTAAAAATAATAAATAACGCTCCTAAAAATCAAACTTTAACTATAGATATAACTACAGAACAGTTATTTAGTTTACCTTTGAATTCTACAAACACTATAGAAATAGAAGTAAACGATGGTAAAGGTGGAGTTGCATATAGAAGGTATACATTTAAAAGAGTGAATTCACCTCCTAAAATAAATGGTACAGATAGAGATCTAGGAGAAAAACTAGAATCTTTTAGTATAATTTTTAATATTACTGACGTAGAAAAAAATAAAGTTACAGCTAAAGTATTTTTAGATGGTAAGTTAAAACAACAAATAATAGCAAATGATGGAGAGTCATACACATATAAAATTAATAAAATAGACTGGCTTAAACTAGATACAGCTAAACATACTATAAGAATAGAAGCTACAGATGAACAGGGGGCAACATCTGTAAGAAATTACACTTTTACTAGAGTCATAAATAAAATAGAACATAAAACAATAATACCAACAGACGCTAAAGTGAGTAAAATTATAATAACTCCTAAATGGAGTATAGCTCAAGGAGCAATACCTAAAGTTTATGCTTGTAATAATATGTTTGATAATAATCCTGCTTGGGAGGATATAACTAATCAAGTTCTTATAAGTAGACATCATAATTTTACCAACACAGTAAAAACAGCTGAAAAATGGGGGATAGGTATAAGAATGATAGTTGAAAAAGGGACATCAACTGAGAGAAGTATAATTTATGGATATGGAGGTGCTTTCGAGTAATGAGCGTAACTATTTATAATGAAAAATCAATAGGACAGATTAAGGAAGAAGAAGAAGAAAAAAAAATAGACTTACAAGCAGATATATATGAAATAGTTGCGAATTTATATGAGGAATTAGAAAATGTAAAAGTTAGAGTTAAAGCCTTAGAAGGAGGTGCCAAATAAAATGAAAGTTAAAGAATATATGATACCTGTTTATGCTTTACTTATTAGAGCAGAAAGAAGAACTATTGAAGATGTACCAGAAGTTTATCAAGTACCTGTTGCTGAACATATGGCAGAACAAATTGAAGAAAACTAATAAAATAATATTTAAAAGATAGAATGGGACCATTGAAGGTCTTTTTTTATTTCAAAAAATAGTGAGGTGTAATATGGAACAAGAAATTATAAAAATAGCCTTAAGCCAAGGTATATGGGCAGTATTATTCGTATTTATGTTATTTTATGTACTAAGAGAAAATAGCAATAGAGAAAATAATTATCAAGAGATAATAAAGGAACTATCAGAGAAGTTCAACATAGTTGAAGATGTAAAAGAAGATGTTAGAGAAATAAAGAAAAAGATTTTTCATTAGAAAAGTAAACTTATATAAGGAGGATAATTTATGAAACTAGTAGTTATAGATCCGGGACATGGAGGAAAAGACCCGGGGGCAGTAGGAAACGGGTTACAGGAAAAAGATGTGGCTTTATCTATAGCTTTAAAAACAGATTGGTATTTAAATAACTATTATAAGGTAAATACATTAGTTACGAGATATACGGATAAAGACTTGAGTTTACAAGATAGAAGTAAAATATCAAATAATAAAAATGCAGATTTATTTTTTTCTGTACATTGTAACGCTTTTGACGGAAATGCTTATGGTTACGAGGATTATACTTATCTCACGGTTGGTCAAGCGACTAAAAGTATAAGAGAGACATTTCATAATAAAGTTACAGAGGTTCTAAATAAATATAATATAAGAAATAGAGGTATGAAAACAAAGAACTTGGCAGTTCTAAGAGAAACAAAAGCAAGTGCCATACTAGCAGAAACGTTATTTATAGATAATGTGAGTGATTCTAATTTATTAAAGAACCCATCTTTTATAGAAGATGTCGCAAGAGCTTATGCGGATGGGGTAGCATCAGCTTTAAATTTAGAGAAGAAAAAATAGTAATATGCTATTGTTTAAAAGAAAACTATTTTAATAATTTTTAGATTTAAGAAGGATAGATATAAGTCTATCCTTTTATTTTTTACTATTTCAACGAACATACGTTCGTTAAAAGGAGATGACATAAATGAAAAGTCCTATTACTTGGTTAGGAGGAAAATCAAGAATGGTAAAAAAATTAATAGAATTGATTCCAGAGCATATTTGTTATACGGAAGTATTCGGAGGAGCAGGTTGGCTTTTATTTGGAAAGAAACCATCCAAAGTTGAGATATTAAACGATCTTGATAGTAATTTAATGAACTTATGGAATTCAATTAAGTATAAGCCAGAAAAGCTTATAAAAAGCTTTGATTATACTTTAATAAGTAGAGAAACTTTTGAAGAATATAAAAAGAAATATAAACAAAATAATTATAACGATGATATAGAAAAAGCACATATATTTTACTATTTAGTAAAGGCTGGATTTGGAGGAGAGATGGTCACTCAAAGCTTTGGAACGCGTAAAACTAGACCTAATAGTTTAAGATTGGATAAGGTGGATGAAGTTTTTATGGGAGCTCATAAAAGATTACAAAAAGTAACTATAGAAAATAAAAGTTTTGAAGAAATATTTAAAATATACGATAAAAATACTACATTTTTCTTTTTAGATCCACCTTATAGAAACACTTCTGGTTATCCTGTAGGGAAATTTACTGATGATAAATATAAATTACTTTCTGAATGTTGTAAAAAATGCAAGGGTAAATTTTTACTAACCATAAATGATGATGAGTATATAAGAGAATTATTTAAAGGATTTAATTTTATAGAACATAAGGTACTATATACTATAAATAATAATACTTCTAAACCTAAAAAATTTGATGAATTAATTATAACTAATTATAATAATGAATTATAAAGCTAAATATAGTTATTAGCTAGGCTAGAGTTAACTCTCTAGTCTTTTTTTATTTTTGATAAGGAGATAGCTATATAGAATGTGATATAATATAAAAAATGTAAATTTTAGGAGGTATAATATGAAAAAATTAATAATAGTTATGTTTTCAGTAATCTTAATAATAGGAGTATCTGGATGTAGTAAAAACACAAATACTACTAAGGATATTAAAGAAGAAAAACAAGAGGTAAATCAAGTACAAGAAGATAAAGGCAATCTACTAGATCAACTAAAAGATGAGTTTAAGAAAGCTGGATTTGAAATAGGAAGTAATGAAGTAGTAGCATTCGATATGGTTAATGCGAAAAATGGTTACAAATTTAAAGTTGATGGAGAACTTATAGAAATATATGAGTATGATCTAAATAATCTGTCAGATGAAGCCAAAAAATCAGTAGAGCAGGCTAAAAAAGGTACTGTAAATATGTCAGGATTTAACCTACCTTGCGTTTGGAATGAAAAAGGTATAGCAATGTTTAGAGTAGAAGAACATAGTCAGAAAGATAAAATAGTTGAAATATTTAATAATTTTTAA